TCATTAAGGGGCGGATAATTAATAAAAACCAGTAGTTAAAATATTTATAACATATGGCAAAGTTAGATTTACTTAGAAAACTCATCCGTGAAGAGGTGAGAGGCGTGTTCCAAGAGGAGCTTGCAGGTATTTTAAAAGAGGCTATCATAGCTAATAAAGGTCAACATCAGATAACAGAATCGGTTAGACCAGTAGCAAAAACCCCTCCTGCAACCTTAAATAGACAAGCACCACGCCCAATAGCACCTGTATTAGGAGCTAATAATCCATTAAACAGCCTTTTAGCTGAAACAGCCCAGTCTATGACAATGGACGATTTTGATGGCTTTGGTGAAGGAGGAGTAGAAAAAGATGTACCAATTGTAGAATCAGTTGGCGGAATGTTTGCAAGTGCTAGAGGCAGTTCAAATTTAGACGCAATCCAAATCAATGCTGTTCCAGACTTTTCTGGTGTAATGGCTAGAATGAAAGCAAACGGTGAAATTTAATGGCTTATAATGTAAGAAATATAAATGTACTTGATTTAAGACCTTCAGTAGGAGTTGGGGTAGCTTTACCTTTTAACACTTCTGCAGTATTTCAAACAGTGTATACAACGAAGGAACAGCTTAAATTTAACATTATAAATTTCTTACTGACTGATAAGCGCGAAAGAATATTTAATGCAAATTTTGGCGCTAATATAAGGAGCAAGTTGTTCGAACAAATAACACCTAGTACAACAGAGGACTTAGATAACCAAATAAGATTAGGAATGCAGCAATACTTTCCAAACGTAGTTATTACTGATTTAACGTTTGGGGGTGATCTGAATCAGAATCTACTGACAATTCAGTTTTCGTATATAATAAACAATACTGGCGAATCCGATAATGTAATAATAAATTTAAATGGCTAATAAGAATATAACATACTTAAATAAGGATTTTACTAGTTTTAGGGAAGCGCTAATTGAGTATGCGAAGACTTACTACCCTACTTCCTATAACGACTTTTCTACTTCGTCTCCTGGAACCATGTTCATTGAGATGGCATCTTATGTAGGAGATGTATTATCTTTTTACTTAGACAATCAAGTACAGGAAAACTTTTTAGAGTACGCAAAGCAGACAAACAATTTATATGCGTTAGCATATATGCTTGGCTACAGACCAAAAGTAACATCAGCAGCTGTAGTTACCTTAGACGTATACCAACAAATACCAGCATCAGGATCTAATTATGCTCCTGATTTTAATTATGCTATGACTATTGAGGAGGGAATGCAAATAAGGTCTAATATTAATAATTCTAATTTCTTCTATACTCCAAATAAGGTAAATTTTAATTTATCATCATCTATTGATCCAACAGATATTTCTGTATACACAACGGTAGGTGGTAATCCACAAACTTATTTATTAAAGAAATCAACACAAGCTATTTCGGGTCAAGTTAAGACAATTGATTTAACTTTTGGATCAGCAGAAAGGTTCCCAATAAGAACAATTCAGGATACAAACATTATCGAAATCTTAAGTGTGTATGATCAGAATACAGGATTTAGATGGTACGAAGTACCTTATTTAGCACAAGATTTTATTCTTAATCCAGTACAAAATACAGCTTTAAATTATCCTCAATTATATCAAGAAGCCAACCAAGTTCCTTATGTAATTGAGAGACTTCCGGTACCACGAAGGTTTGTTTCTAGATTCACAACAAAGGCTACATTGGAGCTAGAATTTGGTGCAGGAATTAATTCTGTATCAGGATCAGTGCCCAATCCTTTTAATGTAGGTATTGGTACAGTAAACGGAGTTGATTTATTAAATACAGCATTTGATCCAACAAACTTTGTTGCTAACAATTCATATGGTATAGCTCCTTCAAATACAATACTAACAGTAAGTTATTTAGCAGGTGGCGGTGCAGGTGCAAATGTTAATACAAACGAATTAACACAAGTAGTATCTTCAAATATAGTATTTACAAATCCGACAAATCCAACAATAGAAGCAACAATAAGAACAACATTAGCAACCAACAATAGTGTTCAAGCTGTTGGAGGAGGTGATGGGGATAGTGCAGATAACATTAGATTAAATACCTTAGCTAAGTTTCCATCCCAAATGAGAGCTGTAACACAGCAAGACTATTTAGGTACTGTGTTAGGTATGCCTCCAAAGTTTGGCCAAGTGGCAAAAGCCTACGTAACAAAAGATAGTGCAATATTTGCGCAGTACTTAGCAAACCAACCTGGTGAAAGAGATCCATTAGCAACTTCAATATACCTACTAAGCTATAATACAGCTAACCAATTTACAGATCCCGGTCCAGCTTTATTAAAAAATATTCAAACTTATTTAGAAGATTATAGAATGCTGACCGATACTATTATATTGAAACCAGCATACATAATTAATATACAGGTTAATTTTGATATTATATTAAGACCGAACTACACATCGAGAGATGTTATTGCAGGATGTTTAGCAACTGTGAAAGCTTATTTTAGTAGAGATAACTGGCAAATTAATCAGCCAATTGTATTATCTGAAATATACACACTGATAGATCAAATAGCAGGGGTACAAACAGTACAAAAAGTAACAATTAATAATATAGCAGGAACCTCACAAGGGTACTCACCTTATAGTTATGACATTTCAGCAGCAACATTAAATGGTACAATTTATCCTTCTTTAGATCCAAGTATCTTTGAAGTAAAGTATCCAGATATTGATATTCAAGGACGCGTAGTAACAATGTAATAATATGGCAGTTTATCAAATATTTTCATCCGCAGATGCGACCCTTTACTCAAGGTATCCGGCAAAAAATACCGGCAGAGATCCTATACTAGAAGTTTCTGCTAAGAACTCACAAGATGGGTTAAGGTTTTTGGATAGGGTACCAGTGACAGAAAATCCGTATTATACATACGACTTAGCTGCCAATGGAAACTACTCAGTATCGGATGCTTATTTTCCGCAGTCAGATATTAGAAGAGCTGTACTACAGTTTTCACCTACTGACATTGCAAAGCTTTATACTTTTGCATCGCAGTCTGTAAGTGGGGCTTGGGATGCAAATTTAGTGATGTATTTAGCTACTGCACAAAATTTAAACACTACATATTCATTAGAGACCTATGCTTTAACGCAATCATGGTCAATGGGAACTGGTCAATTTGCTCAGGTTCCGGAGTCACAAAACGGGGTTAACTGGATTTATACGGGACCTTATTTAAATTCAACTCCTTGGAATGTTACGGGAAGTGCTTATAATACCAATTTTTCAGGAAGTCAGTTCTTTGATTATATGTCTAGCAAAGACATTAACATGGATATTACCGATATAGTGAACGGATGGTTTTCAGGATCAATTGGTAATTATGGAATCGTTGTAAAGCATCCAGATTATATAGAGCAAAATACAGCATCTTTTGTTGATTTAAAATTCTTTTCGGTAGATACACATACAATATATCCACCTACAATTCAATTTAAGTGGGACGATTCTTATTATTATCCGCAAGGTGCTGGCTATGTTTTAAATGATCAAATTACAGTAACATTGGCTAATAACCAAGGTCAGTTTATGCAAAATGAAGTATACAAATTACGAACTGCTGTACGATATACGTACCCACCAAGAACTTTTTCAACTCAATCTGCATACTTAAATCCGTTGTATTTTTCAGAAAATACTTTATGGGCTTTGCAAGATGTGAAGACTCAAGAAATGGTAATTAATTTTGATGAGAATTATACAAAATTAAGTGCTGATAGTGTAGGAAATTATTTTACTTTATATACATCAGGGTTGGAAGTTAATAGATTTTATCGTATCTTAATTAAAACAAAGATATATTCAACAAACTATGGTCCACTTTCCTTGTATGATAACGATCAGTCAATATACGATGCACTATCGTTATACGGACCTGAGGATTTAAGATTACTTCCTGCAGAAGAGGTAATATACAGTGGACAAAATCTAACTTTTAAAATAGTAGAATAATGGAGCAAGAGGTTAAGTTAGTAAAAGAAGTTTATGGACGTAATACCTACACAAGAGTTGTAGATACGAGTTTTAGTGAATTATATACTCCAGTCACAGCATCAGCTGCTCCGGCAGATATTACTGTAGAAGCTTTTTTTGACTTATATAATACTTTATTTTTTCAAATACCGGCGACAGGAGAAGTTAATTCACATGAATATTTAGTAAAGAGAAGTGGTGAATATTTAGGCGGCGGAGTATTATCGGATAATGAAAGAGCTTATATTGATGAGATTAATTCACTAAGAGAACAGTTGCTTGAAACAAATACAAATTACTTGAGTTTAACTAATATAGTATAATGGAAATAGTAGATGTAAGCTACATAGGCTCTAACGACCAGTATCAAACATACGCCCCATCGGACGTATCGTTAATTAATACTGCTTTAATTACTGCAAATTACGGAGCTCCGTACGACTACATTGAGTATTTTATTAAAGATTTAGGTGGGACGGTACTTAGTAGTAATTATTATGCTACACAATATAATATAGGCAGTGAAGTAGATTCTGTAACAGGAACAACTACACAATTATTTTTAGATCCTGAAAAAGATGCTAGAGATGCAGGCTATAATAGAGGTATCGTAAATGTTAAATATAACTTTTTTCAAAAGCAATTACAATCTGCACCTGATCCATCACAAAATTTTTGGATTAAAGAAATATCAACTACTCGAACAGAGATCAAAGTAGCCAGACAAGATTTATCAAATACAGCACTTGCATCGGCCTTTACAGCCTTTAATACGCTTCTATCAGCAGATGCATACTATCCAGATTTTTATTTAAATTTCGGAGCAGATGTACAACTAATAGGAATTAATGCAGTGTATGTTGAAGAAGGTGGAGATGGGTATATTATATTTAAGTTATACGAACCGCTTCCTTCTCAATTTGATCTTAAGTCAACTTTCTGGGTTGTAACTCAAGTTGCAGATCCTGCTGAGTTTAATGTTTCCATCAACGTTACTCCAGATGCAATAATTGATACAACTCAAATAAAAGGACCTAATTTTAAGGTACAATTAAATGATAAAGTAGGTCAAACTACTCCGTACTATAATTATGCATCGCTATTTCAAACAGCAATTACTTCTTCTTATCAGCAGCTGCAATCAATTATGCAGGATAAGGGAATTCAAATAAATGTTGACTACGGTAACTTTGAAAATTTTATACACTTTTCATCTGCTACTGAACGAATTCATAATTTTGTATATAAATTACAATTAATTGAGTCAGCATCTGCTGGGTTAGCGGCAACAAATACAAGTACTGCTAAAGTAATATTACAATCGCAAATCGATAGTACAATTACTAATTTTGACGGCTACGAGTATTACTTATATTATACTTCAGCATCAACGGCATGGCCTAAGCAAAACGGGACACAGCCTTACGTTTTATATTCAGTAACTTCTTCTCAAGCTGTAAATTGGCTAGGTACTCCAAGTACTATTCCAATATCAACAATATCGATGAGTATGTACTATTCGTCGTCTTATTATGATGATCAGAACAAAGATTTATTGCTATATGCAACACCAGGATACATACTAGAAGATAGTGCAAATGCACCATACATGACTTTTTTAAACATGATTGGTCAACACTTTGATAATATTTGGATTTATTTAAAAGACGTAACAAACCACTACTCAGCTGAAAACAATCCTTTTGTAGGAATTTCAATAGATCAAGTGGCAGACGCTCTTAGAAGTTTTGGAATACAGCTTTATACGAATACAAGCATTACTGATAATATTTATTATTCTTTATTAGGCATAAATCAAACGGGATCAAATTTACCAGTTACATCAAGTAACTACTCAACAGTAGTATACGCTAGTAGTAGTTTATATCCATTACCAGGAAATGAGTGGTTAAGTGCATCTTTATACTTACCTCCATTTGGTGAAGAGAAAATTAATCAATACGTAGTAACATTTACAACCGCTTCTACTACGGTTACTTCTAGTTTTGAGACTTTACCTGCATCACAAATAACAGGAGAAATATACAAACGTATTTATCATAACTTAGCGTACTTGCTTAAAACAAGAGGTACTGAAAGAGGTGTAAAAGCGTTAATTGCTACCTATGGTATTCCATCCGATATACTAACCGTTCATGAATATGGTGGGTATAATTACCAAGAGGTACCAGGATTACAAGAAATTTCTAACATTAGAATTTTAACTGGTAGTGTCGCTCAAATATCGAGTAGTTTATTATCTCCAAACGCAACTTTACAATTTTATGAAAATAATATTGAAAAGACGTCAATAGATGTAGAAGCTGCATTTACACCAACCGATTCGATAAATGCTAGCATAACGTCATCAGCATATGTAACCTCTTCAACTCAACCAGGATATTTTAATATAATGCAGTTGATAGGGGATCCGACATTGCAATATACAAACACATACGTGCCGTTAGAAGAGGTAAAAGATATTTATTTTACTGCTGAATATCCAAATAGAAATAATGTTTGGGACTTTATTAGAATTATAAAGTATTACAATAACTCACTGTTTAAAATGCTGAGAGATTGGGTACCGGCTAGAACAAGTCCAAGTACTGGCATAGTTATTAAGTCGCATATGTTGGAAAGGAATAAGTATCCAAGACATGAGCCTACTTATACGACTAGTTCTTTAGATGGAGATATTCCAATGTTAGTAGTAGAGGGATCTGATGGAGGAAGTGTAGAAGGTTCGACAGCATTTGTAGAAGGTATTCCTGTTCAATATAACGGTACAGCTTCAATGGCACTTACTGGGTCACCTGGAATTATTTTTATGAGTTCGTCCAATGATGTACAGAAGTATAATGGACAATTTGATGGTACTACTATTCAAGCATCTTACAATTATTTTTCACAAACGGATATATCTAGTTATATCTATCCGTGGACATCGTCAATACCAGGTCCAAATCAAGTATTATTTCTTACTTATTCACTAAGTCCGTTATTTGAAAACGTAACAATACCTGTTAGATCACAAAGATTTTATGATTTAGATTATAATGCTACACAATTAGCACCAACTAACTACGGATTAATAACACAATCAATGGCAGAAACTATACTAATAGGTAACGTTTCTCAAAGCCAACAAAAATATTCACAGTACGCGTATATTCAAGATTTTAACTACTATTCACGTCCTTATACGATTCCTAGATATAGCGGATCATATTTATCTGGACAATACAACACTTATAGTCTAACAGACATTTCTTATGGAACCGATCCAGTAATTAATTACTACAGTGATAAATTAGGATTTTTTACACAAGTACAAACAAGTTCATTCTTACCAGGTCAAGTAAATATGACGTTAGGATATCTTGCAGATGTATCAGGTGGTTTATTTGAATTGAACCAAAATAATAAGCATTGGCAAGACGTTCAAAATATTTTTAAAGCAGGAACTACTTTAACTATCAAGCAATTTGATAATAAGAAATACACAAATCAGAAAGCAACTGACGGTCCAAAAACAATTTACAATAGTGGATATTCATACACACCAGAATTATATTATTTATCAGGATCAGATCAGAAAGTATATTTTCAATACGTAGGTGTATCATCTCCGTCTAATGGATTTACTGCAATAAATGGTAGTACTCCTAATTTATATATAAGCGGATCACCAAATTCATATTATTCGGCAAGTGTAGGCGGAAACATTTATAAGATATTTAATACGCTGATATCAGTAGGTAGTACTGGCTACACTCCAGGCAGTTCAGTACAGTTTCCAAAATACATACCAAGCCTTGCTGAGATACTAACATTTACTACGGACTTTGGAATAGATATAGCTTTTCCAGTACCAAATCAAACTATATCCTACACGTTTGATATAAAGTTAAATAGTGCAGCCAGTATTTTACCGACGGGTCCAATAACTCAAACTTTTTCATCAGTACAAACGCCAGGCACCAATGACATTATACGTGCTCAAAAATATAGCGGTACAAAATACGACTTAGTATATTTAGGAGGCAGCTACGTTATTAACGGAACAGCGGGTGGAAGAGTTGTTGACTTATACGTTGGAAGCTCCACTACTCCAAGTCAAACAGTTACTTTAACCACAGGACAAAGTATTACACTATCTGATTATGAGTTAGTTTATAATGAAGATAATACAGTGATATCAACTACTACTGCTATAAGCGCAACAAATCCTCCTGGTATATTTTCAGGGTATACGGCAGCTAATACTGCTACTGCTGTTTATTATCCAGGAGCATTACCAGTAGATGAATTAGCAGGATCAGTTGCTTTTAGTACAACAACAGCTGCAAATAGCTATGAACCGGGTGATGTAATTACATTTGAACTAAATCAAACACTAGTATCAGTAACCAATTCTAATTTTACAGCTAGTATACAAAGTAGTCCTAATTTATTAGCAGCTAAAGTTTCAACTATTGGTGAAGGTGGATATCCGTACGCAACTGCAAGTCTATCGATAGGTAGCGGTTGGTTTATTGATTACATTAATAACGATACAAATTTACAGAGTACAATTGTATTTAGTACAGAAATTTCAAATTTTTATCAATACCAACAAGTACCTGCATTTATTACAAACGATACACTTGTTACAAGTAGTTTGTACAGCCTTTACGGGGATATAAATTATCCATTTGATCCACAAGCAGGCGATAAATTGCTTTTAACTGACTTTAGTGGTATTACTCAAAACCTAGACATACTAACTTCATTTTTATCAGGTAGTAAAGTTTGTGTACAAGTACAACCACAAGTAACGCCAAATTGGGTACAAAATCCAGCTTTAATCTACAAGCTTTTAATGCTGAAGAGGTACAATGATGAGCAGAACGTAATACTAACATTTAATAAAAATCCAGGGCAAACGTCTTACGGATTTGGAATACCAGATACAATTAGTCCAGTAGTAACAGCAAACATTAATACATTACAAGCAGCAGTGCAATCACAGCTACTATCAAACCAATCCATACCAAGTACTGATGTAATAAATGGAGGAACTTTTGGTGGAGGCTAATATTTATAAAGAGAAAAACAATTAAACATGGGATATTTAAGTAACACATCGGTCATCGTAGACGCTATCTTAACTGATAAGGGTAGGCAACTACTGGCTCAAAACGACGGATCGTTTCAAATTACACAGTTTTCGCTATCAGATGACGAAGTAAACTATACTTTGTACAATCCAAACCATCCGTCTGGATCTGCATTTTATGGTGAAGCTATTGAGAACATGCCAATTATACAAGCATTTCCAGAGTCGCAAGAGATTATGAAGTATAAGCTAATAACTCTACCAAGAGGTACTGCTAAACTACCAACTTTAAGTATTGGTTACAACACTGTTATACTTAAGCAAGGTGCTTCATTATCAATTACACCACAAACTCTTAACTACTTAGGTGCAACATCAACCTTTGAGCAATCAGGATATGTGGCTACAATTGGAGATGTTAGAACTACATCAGCATTTAATGGTGTTGGTATTAACACAACTCAAGCAACTGCTTTAAATGCAACAGGAGTTACTACGGTAGGTACAAACGTATCTAAGACTGTTATTGGTACAACAATCAATATTACAGCTACGACCGTAAATACATTGTTTGGTAGCAACACAACATTGTATACAACCTTAACAGTAATAGGACGCGATTCAGGTGCAAGATTATTCGTCCCAGTTCAAATAATTCAAGTACAACAATAAGATATGTCATTTACACAATTAGCTCCAACAGACTTCGTAATTAGCTCAGATTCGATTACAGCTCCAGCTTGGAGTTCAAATCAACCACAGCTAACAACCTTTTACACAGCATCAGTAGTTCCAAGTACTACTATAAATGCAGGTGCATTTTATTTAAATGTATACCAAACTGCTAGTAATGTAAACGGTGCTGCCGTGCAGTTTGCCATTGCTTATGGCAATGCTCAAGGTTCTGGATCACAGTGGTATAATAACCTAGTACCAGGAGTATCACCGTCTTTAACAACCTACAAACAATACTCAGTATTAGTTTACGGACCAGAAATATCTGGATCTCAGGGTTTTAACTTTGGTGGAGCAGCTTTAAATTCTCCAGATATTTGGGCGCTTAACGTAGATAGAAATAGATACAAAGAGAGTTTATTTCCAGGAACTTTTAACATACAGATATCAGGATCCGATGGACAAATTCAGTTAACTGATGATAGTAACAACACGACAACAGTAACTTATTTAGACTGTGGTAGAGTATTTAATCTTGTATCAGGTTCTTTTGGAAGTGCAACAAGCATAACACCAGTTGGTGGAATTGCACCAGGTTATACAGTATCGGGGTCATACGGATTATTTTTACCAGACATCGCAACCATCATATTAAATCCAGGTGCTTTAGGATTATCAGCTGCAGAAGGCGGCATTGGATTACCAATAGACCGTGCAAATTACGGATCAGGTAGCTATACGCTAGCTGCATCAGCATCTTATACATCTACAAATAATACAACCTTATTTCAAGCAATTTCTCGTAGTGCAAACTTCCAGTTAAACTCACAAGAAACCATATCTTCCGATTATATTTTTGTAAGAATTGCTAATGCTCAATACAACTATTCATCCAATCCAACTTTTGTATCAGGATCAGGAAATGTATTATTTTCAACTATGATCTATAGTCCACAAACTTATGTTACAACTGTAGGATTATATAATAATAGTAGTGAATTGTTGGCCGTAGCCAAAATGTCAGTACCTTTAGTTAAGGATTTTACAAAAGAAGCGCTGATTAGAGTTAAGTTAGATTGGTAATAAAATAAAATAATGAGTAGAGCATTAAATAGTCTCAAGACATCCGATGTCATAACTACTCCACTCAAACTAAAATATACCTCTTCTTACGATTGTAGTACAATTGCAGATTATGGAATATCGGTTTTGATTGGAGCCAATGGTCCTGTTACGATAACAGGTTCGGTTGCTCAAGAGACAATCAATTACATATCGGTTAGAAGTTCGTTCTATTCAAATTATTTGACTGGATCCTTACCGCAATCAGCTTCTGCAGCAGAAAATTATTTACAATCTACGGCAGCAATTGGCAGTGATGATGCAGATATTAGATATTTTCCAACAGAATCCAATACTACTATAAAGGTTCTTTCTATTCCAAGAAACGTTTACGGACAGCAAATATCAAAAAACAGTTTTATACTAAGCTCATCTTTATATTATATAGTGGATGATGCTAATGGTAATATTATAGATATAGCTAATGCAAGAGCTCATGTAGGTAATATTATATATGGTCAAGGAATCGTTGTTATAACTAACCAAGAATATCAAGATGTTTTTCCAACACCACCAACAGCAGTAGACGATACGGCTGTATTTTTGGATACAGATAGTCCAAAAACTATTGATATATTAGCCAATGATCTCTCAGGTTCTTGTCCTATAGATACGGGATCGGTCATTTTATCAGGAAGTAATAGTGTTTATTATACGGTAAATGCAAACGGAACGATAACATTAAATACATCAACTGCTGGATCATACGACGTATATTACAACGTGTATAGTAATTGTGGGAATGGAACTTGTCCAATAATAAGTAATCAAGCATTGGTTACTGCAACGGTATTACCAACAACGACGACCACGACTACATCGACTACATCGACTACAACGACTGCACCATCAACAACTAGTACAACAACTAGTACAACGACTGCACCATCAACAACTAGTACAACAACTAGTACAACGACTGCACCGTCAACAACAACGACTAGTACAACATCGACTACAACGACTGCACCGTCAACAACAACGACTAGTACAACAACTACTACCACAACTGGGGTACCACCAACAACAACAACTAGTACAACGACTAGTACAACTACAGTAGCATATGAAACA